TCTGCGTTTGGAATCAGGCACTTGAGCCAGACAACTGGCAAAAAGTGCCTGATTCCAAACGCAGATACTTTGCCGCCTTACAAAGGCATCTATGGGCATGGAAACAAGGTGAAAAACTAGATTCTGAATCTGGTATTCATCACCTCGCTCACGCCGCATGTTGTTTGTATTTCCTATACGAACATGATGTGAAATATTCTGTTGACAAAGCAGAATGAATGTTGTACAATTGATTTTTTATTGGAGTATATTATGAAGCTATCTAAAGACACACTAAGCATTTTGAAGAATTTCGCCAACATCAATGATGGAATTGTGTTCCGTCAAGGTAATGTTTTGCGTACATGTGACGCACAGAAACAAATTCTCGCTGAGACTACCATCAGTGAGGTTATTCCAAATGATTTTGGTATCTTTGACTTGAATCGTTTTCTGTCAGCACTTGATCTTGAAGGTGAGAATTCAACACTTGTGTTTGAAGAATCTACGAATTCCGTTGTTGTCTCTGCGGCATCAGGACGAAGCAAAACAGTTTACCGCATTTGTGATGCGAGCAACATCAAAAACGCACCGGAAAAGAGTGTGAACATGCCAACACCTGATGTGACATTTCAGTTGTCACAGGAAGATTTGGAACACATTGTAAAAGCATCTGGTCGTCTTGCTACGCCACACGTTGCTCTCAAATCTGATGGATCAAAAATCTTCCTTCATGCACTAGACAACAAAAATACATCGTCACATACGAATGAACTTGAGGTTGGTGTTGGAAATGGCAAGCGATATTCTATGCTATTTAAAACAGAAAACTTGAAGATGATTCCTGGCGCATATGAAGTGTCAATTTCATTCAAGGGTATCGCAAGTTTCAAGAATACCGCAAAGCAGATTCAGTATTGGATCGCAACTGAGATTGGTTCAAACAGCGAAGCCTGATTGATATCATTTTCTTCTGGTTTTAGGTCTAAGTCTGAAAAACGTTGGATACTTTTCACTATCCAATCGTTTTCTGATACTGATTCCAGGAAAAGAAGATTGGGCTTTTCCCACCGAATCATAAACAACGCCATCACAAGAGACTGGACATGAGTTTGCTTTTGTAATCGCCTCAAAAAAATTGCAAGATTGCTTTTTACCCAGCATTCCATATGTCGCGTAATCTTTCGGATTCTTATTTGAGTGAATTCTTTTTATAGCTGCTCTGTAGTTTGGTGAATTTGATGTGTCTCCGCCATCACCACCACTAGTCATATTGTATTTTGGTTTGAGTTGATCTATCCAATACATTTCTCGTTGATTCAAAACTTCCGGAGACTCAACTTCTTCCAAAATGGAAAATGTGAAGTTTTCTACTCCATATTTTCTCATGGCGCGGTGTATGTATGTTTGACTTTTGTTGTGGGTTGCGTTATACTTGTGCCTATAGAATCGTTCTTGATGATTCTTAGTCTTACCAATATAAAAATCATCGGTAAGTTTGTTGGTGATTTGATAAATAATCATGCTGGCATGGTCCTTTCATGTTAGAATAGGTGCGAGTTCCCGCTCGGCGACCTATACCTATTTATATATTTTGTTATTTGAAAGTGAAATATGAGTTTAGATCATCTTTTGTGGGTGGAACGGTATCGCCCAAAAACAATCGCGGAGTGTATTCTTCCTGACCGACTGAAAGCTCCTTTTCAGGAGTACGTCAACAAGAACGAAATTCCAAACCTGTTGCTACATGGTGGCGCAGGTGTTGGTAAGACTACTGTTGCTAAAGCGATGTGTAATGAAGTTGATGCAGACTATTTGGTCATCAATGGCTCAGATGAAACTGGTGTTGATATGGTACGAAGCAAGATCAAAGACTTTGCTTCTACCATGTCATTCACTGGTGGACGAAAGGTCATCATCGTTGATGAGGCTGATTATCTTTCACCTAACGCACAAGCCGCATTCAGGAATGTGATTGAAGAGTTTGCATCAAATTGTTCTTTCATCTTCACATGCAACTTCAAAAACAAGATCATTGATCCACTGCACAGCCGATGTGCTGTTGTGGATTTCACACTGAAATCACCTGAGAAAACTGGAATGGCTGGTCAATTCTTCAAGCGTGTTTCCGGTATTCTTGCTGAGGAAAATGTCAAGTTTGATCCTAAAGTAATCGCTGAGGTTGTGAAGAAACACTTTCCAGACTTTCGCCGTGTTCTGAATGAACTACAAAGATATTCATCCAACGTAGACAAGACTATTGACGTTGGCATTCTGTCACAGGTTGGTGACGTTAGCATGGGTGAAGTCATCAAGTTTTTGAAAGACAAAGACTTTGGTGCCTTGCGCAAGTGGGTTGCATCAAGTGATATTGATCCAGCTACACTGTATCGTAAACTCTACGATGGAATGTATGATGTGTTGCAGCCACAGAGTATTCCTCAAGCTGTGATTATTCTCGCAGACTATCAGTATAAACATGCATTCGTTGCTGATGCAGAAATCAACACGGTTGCATGTTTGACTGAGTTGATGGTTGGTGTGGAATTCAAATGATTACGTTTTTTAAACCAACCATTGAGTGGATCAAAAATGACATTGACTCTCATCCTTTTCGTTTTGGCGTTGAGTTGCTTGCTTGGGCTATTTCAATTGGCTGTAGCATTACCATGGCTCTTACAGTCCCGAATCCGCCCCTACTTGCTCTTTATCCTATTTGGATCATCGGCTGCGGTCTCTATGCTTGGGCTGCTTTTACTCGCAAATCTTTTGGCATGTTGGCTAACTACCTCTTGCTTACTACCATAGACACTATCGGTTTGATTAGGATGTTAGCATGAGTTATTTGTATGATGATGGTGGTAGATCATTGGGTTGGTTTACTCAAACTGAAATTCGTGAGATGAAAAATCATATTACTGCGGCAGTATATGCATTTGCTTTTCTTGATGAAAAGCCAAGTGATAAAGTTTTGCCATACGAACTTGAAGATACTTTCTACATTGGCATGTCTGGTGGAACATCTTTTGAGTACACATATGACAGTAACAAAAAAGAATATTTCACAGGATTCGCATATCGCCAGAAATATCACTGGCGCAACTTGACAAAGATAAATGATACTTTTGATGAAAAGTATAGAGGCTTTCATGACTATTATTTGCCTAAAATAAATCCACACAAAACAATTTTTATGAATGTTTGTGTTCCTGGCAATTCCATTCTATCACAAAATGTTAGAGGATATCTGAGTGTTGTTGAGCAGGAGTTTATATACCTATATCAAAGACGTTGGAGTAAACCTCCTCTTTTGAATCTTGCTGAAAATACAACAAGGAATACGGGAATACCTTCTTCTAAATCCGGTCAATTGCGTGACTTCGGAATCAAAAATAATCTGAATGAGTTTTTATCATGAAGCTAGACCAATCAACTAAATTAGATACAACCAGTATCATTTCCAGTTTGCCCACATCATATGCACCGGCATCTTCTGGTTTGACTGCTACAATAACTGGATCGTTTCCCACAGTTGTTCCTTATCCATTGTCTTATCAATTTAGGGTTGTGGAATGGACAAAAGATGGACAGCCCGATGGTGTTGAACTACAGGTGAAACATACAAAGCACGATCAGTATGGAAATGTTGTCAGTGAGGAACTATGGAATAAAGTTCCTCGCATTAAACTGGATAGAGTATGAGTAATCCCTTTGAATATGCAAATCAAATTCTGCAGGGTAAGAAACAACTGATCGTTGATGAATCTACTGAGGCTGAATACGTACCATTCATGGTCAACCGAGCACTGTCCTACCATAAAGACTGTGTATTGTATGCCAATGAAATGAATCGTAGACACCAGCTGGACAAAAAGCTACAGAATGATTTTTTACTAAATACTATCAGGGCTAAGAAAAGGCCTTTCAATAAGTGGATAAAGCCTGAAAAAAGTGATGATATAGCATGTATAAAATCTTTCTACGGTTTCTCTGATGCGAAAGCTAGGGATGCACTCAGACTGCTTACTGACAAACAAATCCAAGAATTAAAAGAAAAGACCGATAAAGGTGGATTGGGGAAGTAGCCATGGTAGATTTATCAACATTTGTTGAGGTGAAGCTGAAAGAACAAGATGATTTTTTGAAAGTACGTGAGACATTAACACGGATTGGTGTGTCTTCTCGCAAAGAGAAAATACTGTACCAGTCGTGCCATATCCTACATAAGCGCGGTCAATATTACATTACACATTTTAAAGAACTGTTTGCATTGGATGGAAAGCCATCTAGTATCGTAGACAACGACATTGAAAGACGTAATGCAATTGCCAAATTGCTTGAGCAGTGGGGCTTAGTTACGATTGTTAATCCAGAAATTATGGTAGACAAGATCGCTGAGATTCACCATATCAAAATCATTCCCTTCCGTGAGAAAGACGATTGGGAGCTAGTCAGCAAATACAACATAGGTAAGAAGAGTCCAGAGTGATTTTATATTATGAAAAAAGTGAAAGAGAAATTGACAAAGCTAAAGAACATCTACACAGGTGAAATTGTCATAACAAGCAACCTGTATGAGAAACGTGTCGATAGCACAATGACATTCATACAGGTATACACAGAGCAAAACCCACAAAGAAAATATTTTGTGAATGGTGCTGCATTTGTCAAAATTGTATAAATAACAGAACCCACCTTAGGGCCGTTTGACGTTAACGGTTAGAGAATGAGTGATCATTTTCAGGCGTCCGGATGAATAAGACTGTACCTCGTTAGTGTACGCTGGAGAAAGTAACCAGCACAACGATACGCTTTCGAGGTATCATTTCACAACTTGCTTTTATAGGAGAAAACTTATGACATTAGGACGTATAAACTTTGGACCATTGGTCCCACAAACTGTCGGCTTTGATCGTTTCTTTGATGCATTCGATCAACTCGCACTAGAAAAACTTCCAGCAAACACTTTTCCACCACATAACATCGTCAAGCTAGACGACAACAATTATTTGGTTGAACTTGCTGTTGCGGGATTCTCGGAAGACGAAATCGAAATCGAGACACTAAAGGGTGAATTGACCATCACAGGCAAGAAAGCTACTGTGGATGAGAATCGTTCTTATTTGCATCGAGGCATCGGTACTCGCGCATTCAAGAAAGTTGTTCGCCTGGCGGACACGGTTCAGGTGGATGGAGCGGGTCTGGAGAACGGTATTCTGACCGTCAAGCTAGTGAACGTCATTCCTGAGGAAAAGCTGCCAAAACGCATTCCAATCGCTTCTGGTGGTAACGATAAAGTACTCAAATCTACCAAAAATAAAACTCTTCTTCAAGAGTAATACTTGACAGGAAAGCCTTTCTGTGCTATACTAACAGCATAGAAAGGCATCTTATATTATGAAAATTGCACTCGCATCCGATCTACACCTAGAATTCGGAACAATCTCCCTCCAAAACACAGAAAACGCCGATGTTCTGATTCTTTCAGGTGACATTTGCTTAGCCAATGAGTTGAACGACCAGGATGTCCATAATCTGTTGGGCGCATCCGACAAGTCTAATCGATATCACACATTCTTCCAAGAATGCTCCGAGCGATTTCCTACAGTCTTGTATGTTGCTGGCAACCATGAACACTATCATGGTGATTATGCACTGTCTCTTCCCAGACTCAAAGAGAAACTTGGATATCTGAAAAATCTACACATTCTAGACCGTGAATATGTTACAGTAAATGGTGTGACATTTATTGGCGGCACTTTGTGGACAGATATGAACAATGGTGATGCACTAACATTATACCATGTTCGTAGCATGATGAACGATTTCCGCATTGTTAAAAATAGCAAGCGCGTAGTCACTCGTAAAGTTCCTGTATACAAACGTGGCGATGATGGCCAATACGTACTTGATGAAAAAGGAATGGCGATTCCTGATGGATTCAAATTCAAAGAAGATATTGCGTCATTCAGCCCAGAAGATGCATATGCGGATCATGTAGCCATGAAGGAATATATTCGCCATGTTATTGAGGGAATGTTTGATGAAAAATTTGTAGTTGTGGGTCACCACGCTCCATGTAAATTGTCAACAAAGCCACAATATCAAAACGATGTGATGATGAATGGTGCATACTCTTCTGACTTGTCAGAGTTTATTCTTGATCATCCACAGATCAAACTATGGACACACGGTCATACACATGATCGTTTTGACTACATGATCGGCTCAACTCGCATTGTATGTAATCCACGCGGATACATCAATTATGAAGATTGCGCTGATCGTTTTGAACTTCAATACCTTGACATATGATTGATTGCTTAATTCTTGGTGACAGTATTGCAGTAGGAACACACATGGCTAGACCGGAGTGTGTTGTACATGCAAAAACTGGTTGGAACAGTATGCAGTGGAATCGTAACTATCTAAAAAATGATTTATCTGCAAAGACTGTGATCATTAGTTTAGGTAGCAATGATCATAATGGCATTAGAACTAAAGCAGAGCTTCAACGTATTCGTGAGAAAGTTGGAACAGCTAGAGTTTTTTGGATTTTACCTGCAATAAAACCAGACATTCAGATGATGATCCAAGATGTGTCAAAAGAGTATGGTGACACCGTTCTTCCAATTACAGGATTGAGTAAAGATGGCGTTCATCCTACCACTTCAGGTTATAAACAAATTGCGGAGAAAACAAAATGACTGCATGTTCAACTAACATACATAATTGCTATGAAGACAAAGCACATTGAAGCATTCATGACGACTGCTGAAACATTTGCTAACTGTTCAACCGCAGTTAGATTGCAGGTCGGTGCTATCGTTGTAAAAGATGATAGAATTATATCCATCGGATATAACGGCATGCCATCTGGCTGGGACAATACATGTGAGAATATTGTTGGTTATGATAAGGGTGCACCCGTACTAAAAACAAAACCAGAGGTATTACATGCAGAAACCAACGCAATTGCAAAACTGGCAAAAAGTACCGAGTCTGGCGACGGTGCTACTATGTTTATCACTCATGCCCCTTGTATTGATTGCGCCAAACTTGTTTTTCAAAGTGGTATCTCTTCTGTGTATTATCGTAATCATTATCGTAATGCTGATGGCGTTCAGTTCTTGGAGAGAGCCGGAGTGAAAGTGGAAAAATTATGAACATGCGAAGAAATTTTTTAAAAGGTGCAGGCATCATCGGTGCATTCGCTGTGGGTGCAGCATCTTATAGGCAAGTAAAAGAGATTGGAGAAGCCAATCGTGATATTACACATCTTGCACCACCGAAAACTGCTTACACGCTACAACTTACTGGATCATATGATGAACCAAAAGCTCCAGCTAGTCCTTATGGAATTCAATTTCATTCTAATCCGCGTGTGACAAACTCTGTTGCAATGGCTGTGGGAAAAGATGACAGATTGTGGATGAAAATTGGTGATGAATGGAAGAGGGTGTCAATTGAAGGATAAAACTTATAGTGCTGAAATCGTGGAGATTCTGGATAATGGTGATGCCATTCTACAGTTGCCTGATGATTTGGTGCAAGACATGGGTTGGTACGAAGGTACCAGATTAAATATTAGTATGGAAAATGGAGCAATTATTTTGAAAAAACTGAACACCGACATGAATCAGGACGTGAATACATTCATTGATGCATGTGACCAACTGCCTAGCAAAGAAAATGTTAGCTTGTATCGTAATCTGATCAATGAAGAGTATTGGGAATTTCAAGACGCAATGAAAGCCAATGATGAGGTTGAACAACTTGATGCTTGCATGGACATGATCTGGGTTATCTTGGGTTACTGCAAGATGAAAGGTTACGATGTTGATGGAGCATGGGCTGAGGTTGCGCGAAGTAACTTAGCCAAAATTGATTTGGTAACTGGTAAAGTTATCAAACGTGCGGATGGTAAAGTTCTAAAACCTGAGGGTTGGACTGCTCCAGAGCTTGCACCTTTCGTGAAAGCCTGATATAATGAACGAAGATACCAGAGAGATACTGCTGATTCTCCAAGAAGAATGTGCAGAGGTAACTCAAGCAATCAGTAAGTGCTTTCGTTTCGGTCCTGACCAGATAAAACCTGGTAAAGATTGTACGAATATCCAGATGCTCCAAGAAGAATTGGGTGATCTGTTAGCCATGATTGATTTGCTTGTGAAAAAAGATGTTGGTGTAGAATGGAAAGGACTAATGCTTGCTAAACAATATAAATTTGAAAAACTTAAACAATGGAGTAACATCGAAATTGAATAATATCGATACATCGAAGCTAGCCTATAAATTGGCTGTAGCAAATAATCTGCAAGCATACAAGTATGACTTGTTTCTGCGTGAGTTTGACAACATGGTCGAGCTTGTTGGTCTGGTCAATGATCCAACATTGAACATCAATGACTTCCGCGGTCGTGAAATGTTGTTTCCCAAGAAGTGGGTAACACTGAAAACATTTTTCGGTGAAGCTAATGTCAACAAGTTGCTGGAGCCAGCACGATGACATTGAAACTTGTTACCTTCAAAACCAATCAGACGGTTCTTGGTGATGTTGAGCAAGAGTATGCTGGCGACTTGATTGTTATCAAGAAGCCTGTCCAAGTCGCAACTCAAGTAACCAAAGATGGTCCAATGCTTGGATTTATTCCATACCTAGAATATGCACAAGAGTTTGAAACTGGCATCACAATCTATCGCAGTGACATTCTTACCATCAATTCACCTGTGCGTGAGCTAGAAAATCAGTATAATACAATGTTCGGATCAGGCATCCAGATTGCATCAACAATTCCAAAATATTAAATGAGCAACTTTTACACAAACGTAATCAGTATTGGCAACAATATTCTTTATCGTGGTGTAGAAAACGGGCGGCGAGTAAAGATGAAAATTGCTTACTCGCCGTCACTGTTTTTGACTACCAATAAACAAACACAATGGAAGAATCTTCAAGGTGAGTACCTTGATGAAATCAAGCCTGGGTCCATTCGTGAGTGCCGAGATTTCATCGAAAAGTATGACGGTGTTCAGAACTTCAAGATTTTTGGCATGACCAAGTATGAGTACGCATTTATTGCGGACGAACATAAGGGTATGGTCGATTGGAAGCAAGAAAACATTGCTATTGATATCATCGATATTGAAGTTGGCTCAGAGAATGGTTTTCCTGATCCATATAAAGCCAATGAGCCTATCACTGCTATCGCAGTGAAGCGAATCGGTGGGCACATGAAAGTGTATGGTTGCGGTAATTTCAACAACTATAATGATAACGTCACATATCTAAAGTGTCGTGATGAATATGATTTGTGTAAGAGATTCGTTGAAGATTGGTTTCATGACTGCCCAGATATCATAACTGGTTGGAACACCAAGTTCTTTGATATTCCATATCTGTACAACCGATTCATGAAGATTCTTGGTGAAGAGCAAACCAAGCGCCTTTCACCATGGAACATGATTCATGAGCGTAAGGCTGTTGTGAATGGTCGTGATATGACCGCGTATGAAATCAAAGGTGTTGCATCGCTGGACTACATTGAATTGTACAAATGGTTTGCGCCAGGCGGTAAGTCACAAGAGTCATATCGTCTAGACAACATCGCCAACGTTGAGTTGGGTAAGAGCAAGCTGTCATATGATGAATTTGACAGTCTGCACCAACTGTATAAGATGAACTATCAAAAGTTCATTGAATACAACATCGTTGACGTTTTGCTGATTGAAGAGCTTGAAGACAAGTTGAAGTTGCTGGAGTTGTCGCTGACTCTTGCGTTTGATACCAAGTCTAATTTTGAAGATGTATTCACACAGACTCGCATGTGGGATGCAATCATGCACAACTATCTACTGGAACGCAATATCATTGTTCCTCCTAAAGGTAGCACTAAGAAAGATGGTGCTTTTGAGGGTGCATATGTCAAAGAACCACAGATTGGCCTACATAAGTGGGTCGCATCTTTTGACTTGAATTCGCTGTACCCGCATTTGATGATGCAATACAACATCTCGCCAGAAACTCTGATTGATCCAAAAGATTATACTCCTGCTATGCGCAAGATTTTATCTTCCAGTGTTGACGTTGAACGCCTGTTGAATCAGGAGATTGATTTCGCTGATCTTGATAATGCTACATTGACGCCGAATGCACAATTCTTTCGCACAGATATCCAAGGCTTTGTGCCTAAGATGCTTGAGGACATGTACAATGATCGTAAGAAATTCAAGAAGATGATGTTGGGTGCGCAACAGGAATACGAGAATGAAAAAGATCCTGTTAAACGCACAGAATTGGAAAATAAAATTGCTAGATATAATAATCTGCAACTTGCTAAGAAAGTTTCATTGAACTCTGCATATGGTGCTATGGGTTCACAGTACTTCCGTTTTTATGACTTGAGAATTGCGTTAGCCGTTACTCTTGCTGGTCAGTTGTCGATTCGCTGGATTGAAAATAAACTCAATGGCTACATGAATAGCCTACTGAAAACGAATGGAACTGATTATGTTATTGCATCGGATACGGACTCGATATATCTCAGGCTTAATGAGCTTGTTACAAAGGTGTATGGTGCGCCAGATAAACTATCGCTACCTCCAGCAAAAGTCATCGAATTCATGGACCGTGTATGTGAAGATAAAATTCAACCGTTTATTGATAAGTCTTATCTTGACCTTGCTACGTATGTAAAAGCATTTGCACAGAAGATGCAAATGAAGCGTGAAGGCTTGTCTGATAAAGGTATCTGGACTGCTAAGAAGCGATATATTCTGAACGTGTACAACAACGAAGGTGTCCAGTATGCTGAACCACATATGAAAGTTATGGGTTTGGAAATGGTCAAGTCATCAACTCCATCAGCTATCCGTGAAAAGATGAAGCAAACGATCAAGTTGATTGTTACCACTGATGAAGATACTGTGCAGAAATTCATTGAGGAATTCCGAAATGAGTTTGGTCAATTACCGCCTGAAGAGATATCATTTCCTCGTTCTGTGAATGGTCTAAACACATACTCAGACAGTAGCCAGATATATACTAAGGGTACACCAATTCATGTCAAGGGTGCGCTACTCTACAATTACCTTTTGAAAAAGCATGATCTGACCAAAAAGTATCAGGTAATTCAAGAAGGTGAAAAGCTGAAATTTACATATCTACGTCAGCCGAACCCAATCAACGATACGGTAATCTCTTATCCATCTAGACTGCCTACTGAGTTTAGACTTGACAACTACGTAGATTATGATGTACAATTCCAGAAAGCATATTTGGATCCAATTAAAATCATTCTTGATTGCATTGATTGGAAGCCAGAGAAAACAAATTCACTTGAGAGCTTCTTTGGCTGATGTGCTGACAATAAATAATGATAAGAGGGATAGTTTCCCTCTATAAAATAATCAACAATATAACAAACGAAACGGAGTAAATATGAGTTTGCTTGAGAAAATGAAAAAAATCAATTCGTTGAAAAATACGGAACTGCTAAGTGAGTCTTCTTTTTTCAATAAAAAAGAATGTGTCGCAACAAGTGTTCCCATTATCAACATCGCACTATCTTCTGAAGTTGACGGTGGTCTAAGTTCTGGTCTAACTTTTTTAGCTGGTCCATCTCGTCACTTCAAGTCGCTTTTGGGATTAGTGATGGTAAAAGCATATATGGATCATCACAAGGATTCTATATGTTTATTTTATGATTCTGAGTTCGGAATCACACCAGAATATATCAAAACCAATGGTATAGACACTGAACGGGTGTTACATATACCAATTGAACACCTTGAACACCTGAAGTTTGATTTATCAAAGCGACTTGAAGCACTTGAGCGGGGCGATAAAGTTGTTATCTTTATAGATTCTGTTGGTAACCTGGCATCCAAAAAAGAGGTTGAAGATGCTCTTGATGGTAAATCAGTGGCTGACATGACTCGGGCCCGTGTGATGAAATCATTATGGAGAATTGTTACTCCGCATCTGACAACTAAAGACATTCCTTGTATTGCTGTAAATCACACATACCAAACTATGGAATTGTATTCCAAATCTGTTATGAGTGGTGGCACTGGTGGAATGTATTCCGCTAATCAGGTATTCATTATCGGTAAAGCGCAAGAGAAAGAAGGATCAGATTTGGTAGGATATAATTTTACTATCAACATTGAAAAGTCTAGATTCGTCCGTGAAAAATCTAAATTTCCTTTCTTAGTCACTTTTGAGGGTGGTATTCAGAAATATTCAGGCTTGATGGATATTGCACTTGAAGGTAACTTTGTGCAGAAGCCAAGCAATGGATGGTATGCAAAGGTTGACCAAGAGACTGGTGAATTAGGTGATAAAAAGCGTTTGGCAGACACGGATAATGCAGAGTATTGGGAACCACTGTTAGCTGATGCTAAATTCAAAGATTATGTGAAAGGTAAATATGGGATTGCTTACGGAAGCCTTTTGGCAGAAACTCCTGTTCTGGAGAGCGCCGAAGTCAATTGAGGTCGGGAAGGACTTTTCCTTCCACGACTTTGAAGATAGTGATTTGACTGGTATCCTCATACTCCGACCAGAGTATGAGGGTGTCATTTATTATTATACTAATGCCAGCATAGAAGAAGTTGGCATGGGCGCAAGACTCAAGTTTGGTTATCAAGTTGTCAAACCTGGTAATCACAACAAAAAAGACTTAGAAAATAGTGAGGAATTTGTTACAATGATAGGTGACATCCTC